AATGGAGACTACGCATTTGTGGATGCCGTAGAAGAATACAACCGAGTCAAAGAAGCCCAGAAACTCAAAGAGCAGATCAAACAGGAAACCATCAATAGATGGGGCAAGGCTGCTTGGCATGAGGTTGAGTTAATTGAGGCCCGCCAAAAAGAAGAGTTTGAAAAGATATACACCGAGGATGGGCACGACAGAGCGGCTATGAACCGGCTGAAGTGGCTATGCTTTGCTGCCGCCTCAATAATTACCTATATCTTGTGGCAGTCTTGTATGTTGCCTATGGAAATTTTAATTGCATCTGGATGCGGAGGTTAAATGCTTAGTCTTATTTCTACTTTTGCTGGAATCCTTACTTCTGGCCTTCCTTCTTTGCTTGGGTTCTTCCAAGACAAGGCTGACAAAAAGCAAGAACTTGAACTCGCTAGGATGCAGACTGAGCGTGAACTTGCCCTTGCCGAGCGTGGTTTTATAGCACAACAGAAGGTCGAGGAGATCCGCACCGACCAAATCGCTATGCAGACCGAGGCGCAGATGCAAAACGCTGCTCTAGCCCACGACCAGAAGATCATGGAGAGAGCCTCTACCTGGGTGGTAAACCTCAACGGAATCGTGCGCCCAGCCGTGACCTTCCTATTTATCTTTGAGCTGATTGCTATTAACTTAGCCCTGACTTACTGGTTCATGTCTACCGGTGAGATCCGCAGCATTGATGACATGATTAAAGCCGCCGACATCATCTTCTCAGAGGAGGAAATGGCTATGTTGGGCGGTATTGTGGGCTTTTGGTTTGGTAGCCGTGGCTGGGGTAAAAAGTAGTGCTTGAGCAGCGTGTTATAGACATGATTAAGCACCACGAGGGCGTAAAGGCTAAGTGGTACTACTGTCCGGCGAATCTCATCACTCAGGGGGTTGGCCATGTTCTTTACCCGGAACAGGCACGACTTCCTTTTGCTGAACGCAGGAACTTTAAGATCCGGCCAGAAGATGACCGCATTTGGACTATGGCTGAGATTGACGAGGTTCTCAGAAAGGATCTGGCTAGGTTTGAGGCGGCAGTAGACAGGTTATGCCCTAAAACCACACCAGGCCAAAGAGGTGCTTTGGTGTCATTTGCTTTTAATGTTGGTGCTGGAAACTTACAGAAGTCTACCCTACGGATGAAACATAATCGTGGGGAGGATGTAGAAGACGAGTTTATGAAGTGGACTAAAGCCGCCGGGAAGGTGCTTCCTGGCCTCGTTAAACGGCGCAAAGACGAACTGGAACTCTACCGATCATGAAACTGACACCAGCCTCTTGTAGGGCCGTTTACGAGATGCTGATACAGGTTCACCCATTCAAATCATGGCGTATGCCACCATCAATCGAGGTGACGTTCAAGGTCAATAGCGACCCAACCTGCTATGGACAGTACGAACCAGACCCTCATACCATTACACTCTCCAGAGCCAAACTAGACCACCTAGATAACGTCATTAAGACGATGGCTCATGAGATGGTCCACTTGAAGCTATATCAGATGAAGTCTAAGTCTTGGAATACCCACGATGACACGTTTGTCAAAATGGGGGTGATAGTATCTGAGGAATTTGGCTTTGATCCGAAAGAGTTTTAATGCCTATCAAGGACCCAGAGAAAAAACGTACCTATCAGAAGGTCGCCTCTAAAAAGCACTACGAGAAAAATAAACAGGCTTACATAGACCGAGCTGCCGTAGTTAAGCGGGACATTCGTACTATCTGGCAGACCTATAAGTCCACTATGTCATGTTTATGGTGCAAGGAGAATCGTCACCACTCAATTATTGACTTCCACCATGTTATTACTGAAGGCAAGAAAGACGTTAACCGACTCATTGCCAACGGCTCTTTAAAACAAGCAATGGAGGAGATCAAGAAGTGCATCCCCCTCTGTGCTTCGTGCCACCGTTATCTACATAACGACAAGTCTTTTGAGAACAAGGTCCTAACCAAAGTCAGGGATATGAAAGTTTTTTCTGGGGACCTAAGAACGGTTGCGCCAGAGGTCGAGGACTAGACCTTTCAGTCTATTCGTAACCTCCGGCCCGTTATGCTTCTCAAAACCTAACAACCAATCCTGCCTCTTCTTCTTGTCGGTCATCTTGACAAGATGTCTTGCTAAACCCCTGAGTTTAATTTCAGAGTCAATTCTTGAATACTTGAGTATCGTTTGTTTGTCTGCGAAAAAGACACCTCTTGATACAAGTGTTTCTTGCCCTTCTTCTGGACTGCTATCTTCCCCTCCAAACAAAGTATCTTGATGTACTTGGATGCTGTACCTCTGTCAACTAAAAAGTGGTGGCAGATGTCATCAATTGCCACCGGCCTCTTGCGCTGAAGATAACTCGTTAACCTTTCTTTGTTCATTGCGTTCCTTGATAAGACGAACCATATCAGGTGGAACCCACCGGTCTGGTTTCATGATTTTGCCGTTTTCATCCCGTCGAACTGTTCCGAGGACAGGATCTATCTTTTTGAGGTTCGTAGATGCTACAGCATCCCAACCTGCTTCTAGTGGCAAATCCATAGTCTTGGCAAGGCCAATTAGCACCCAGATGGAATCACAGATAGCGTCTAGCGCATCTGCCTTCGCCTGGGTTTCCTCTACCTCTGTCTCACTGGCGTTAAACGCTGCCATAGCCTCCTCAAGTTCACCAACCTCCTCACGAACCAAGTCGTGATAGAGGCTGATGAGTTTATGAGACGGCTCGTGTCCACAGGCTTGCATAAAGATTTGGACATCGAGAATCATGGCTTCTCCTAGAAGGGCACAGAGTCGTCGTTCTGGGGCTTCTCTCGGGGCTCAGAGAGGATTGCCCAGCCGTCCCAACCCACAGGGATAGACTCCATCTTGAGCGACAGGCCACGGTCATTTTCCATGACCACACCACACTTCACCCAGCGTTTTTTCTCCTCACCATTCTTGTTGGTGTAGGTCCCGCCGTTTGCTACTACTTCGTACTTGATTCCCATATAACACTCCTATTTAGTTAAAAACCACAGCCCTATTTGGCTAAACGCATACCCAGACCAGACAATGGCCATGGGCAAATTACCTACCCTCAATTGCTCGAAAGCAACATAAGCATAGATAAATCCAACGAGACCTACCAGCCAGCTACTCAAGGTAGTCTCCGAACTCTTGCCAGAATGATGAGTAAATCCTGTGAAAGGTCGTCTCATCAAACGTCTCTGCGTGTTTGTCTATCTGCCGCAGCATCTCCGAAAAAGACTCCAACTTGGCTACGATCATGGGGGCCATGAGCATCTTGTAAACCTCGTCTAGGTCGTCTTTATTCGTATCTATCTTTAATTCCATTGCGCTCTCCGTTTAGTAGTTTTATGGCTTCTCTTCGTACTTCTGCGCTCACGGCCCAGCCGTACTGCTCTGGGTCTATAAGAGACTTCAAGAACTTGGCTACAGGCACAGGTAGAGCATCAGAAGACAAATTATGATTGCAATTCTCATCCACGCAGCTTGGCCTCCATGTCGTTTAACTCCTCAAGAAAGTCATAGACTTTACCCTCAAACTCGTCTAGTTCTTCTTCTGAAGGCTGGAACTTGATGATCTTGATCTGTGACTTATCGGGAAACAAAGGGTGGAAACTAACCCAATGCACAAACTTCTTTCCCGTACAGGAAAGTTGGCAGAGCAGTTGAGGAATGTACTCTCTAGGGATTCTGTCCGACAGAATGTTCTCGATATGCCGTGGGCCTTGAGGACACTTGATCTCTACTAGACCACCGTCACTCGTATAACCGTCAGGAGAGGCCCCTAGACCCTTCATGAGCGGGTGTTCTACGAAAGGCGAGTCCTCGACAGTTAGCCCGGTTACTTGGCTAAATTTAATCTTTGCCATCGGCTCCTGCTCTGTACCCCATCGCATAGCAGGGGTTTCAGGAGTTACCGTGGGAACACCAGTAAGGCGTTCTGCCAGTAGTTGCAGTTTAAGATTGCGTCGGTAAGCCGACTCTCCGGTTTTAATAGTTGCCAGAGCATCACTTACCCGACTCGCAGTGAGTTTGCCGCAACGCTGGGCGAACCAGGCATCGGATCTTTGTTCCACCTTCTCCATATCTCTAATCTCGCTTTCCTTAAATTTTCTTCAAACCTATCGACGTTGATTTTTAGTTTTTGTGCTACTGCATGATGGCCTTGGTACGGGTACTGAATGTACTTGGCCTTGACAATTATACGCAGGTCTTGTGGAAGATTGCAAATGATTTGTTCTATTCGCTCTCCGTCTCGGAAGTTTGGCTCCAAATGGGGCTCTGGCGGGTCATAGACATCACCCAGTTCAGGAACGTACTCACCCTCGGCAGAAGCCGCTTGGGTTTGAACTGGCGGTCCTAGAACACCGTATTGACACCACCAGGACCAATTCATCAGGAGGTCTTGAACCACTTTCTCGCCAGCTCGGGCCTGTTCTGCTCTATCCAAGGTCTCGCATCCTCAATACACTTTTTGAAGTCACTCCCAAATGTCTGGCTACCGGCATGATGCACATAAGACCTAGATACATAGTGCTTGTAGCCTTTAAGCGACATATCTATACATTGAACATCGTCTGAATACCAGTTTAGCGGCGGGAAGTCTACCCATGCCTCTTTAGACACCCAACCAAAAAACGGGGCGATGATGTCCGTCTCTACTACCTTTTGTTCGCTCTCCCACCGCAAACCTATCAGCCGGTCGCCATCAAAACGGTTCCTGACGTTCTGGGCCCCCCTCGCATAATCCGACCTACCAGCCACCCAACCAACCTTTTCTGTATTCTGTTGTAAAAAAGCAACATCTTCCATAAGCCGCTCCCAGGTGGACGGCATGAACACAATGTCGTCATTACACACAACGATGTCCTCATGGTCCTCAAAGGCTTGGTTACAGACCTTGTTGAAAGCATCCCCAAAGTTGGTGGCATTATTGGCACTATTGATGGTCTGGTGGCGGGGGAAGATCATCCCTGAACCAGATAGATAGACCGGGATGTAGGTCGGCACATAGCAGGTGATAGAGGCTGCCAAGACCGGCAGGCATTTAGCGTCGGTAGTGCAGATAACGATGGCTGTCAAAATAGCCTCTGAGTCCAGGTTTTAGGGGTCTTGTCCGAGATGATCTCAATGGGCAGGTGGTACTTAAAGTGCCTCGGCCCTCGGTTCTCGATATAGGTAATGATCTTCTTGAGCGACACATCCAGAGGAATACTCTGCTCCCAACCAAACCACTTCCTGATCTTGTCTGCGGAACAGTTAGCGTGTTTTACCTCCTGTGGGCGACCAGGCATATAGATTGGCTGAAGATCAAAGTCTAGGAGTCCAGCAATTCTTGTTGCTAGTTCTAGGATTGTGACCTCACCCTTATCAGGCCCGATGTTAAAGATTTCCCCAGCGCAGTCACCAAAGCCAAGCGTCATCAGGATGTCTATATCCTCGTCCACATCCGAGAAGCATCGAGTCTGGGATCCGTCTCCGTAAACAATTGGCTGGCGGTCCTGGAGCATCAGGTTGGTCATAATTGAGGCCACATTTCGGAACGGGTCGTCATACTTCTGTTTGGGCCCAATAATGTTATGCGGAACTGCAATCACCAGTTCAACCCCGTGGACTTCTGCTAGGTTCTGCAAAAGCCGCTCTGCTGCCAGCTTTGCGATTCCGTATGGGTCTTGTGGCTTTGGCTCCATGTCCTCCGTAAACGGGGCTTTCTGGGCTCCGTAGCGGGCCATAGACGAGCAATGGACCACACGCTTAACTCCGCACCTGATAGCCGCCGTCATGACGTTTACAGAGATTTGTGTGGTGTTCTGGACCACAAGCGACGGAGAGAAAACTGAGAGACCTTCGTAAGCGGTGCAGGCCGTGTGGTAGACCAGATCCACCCCATCCATAGCCATTGTGAGTTTATCGAGGTCCGATAAGTCAAACCGCCTCAAATCCACGTGATTCGGCACATTTAATGGGTCTCCACCGATCATGTTGTCGATTCCGACTACCTCATAGCCAAGTAGCCTGTCACATAGGTGGGAGCCTAAGAATCCGGCTGCGCCAGTAACTAAAATCTTCATAGGTTTAAAAGTCTCCAAGACCTCAATGGAACAGCAAAGAACTTCTCACCGGCTGCGACATACTTGTTGCGGTTCTCAACTACCGGGGCTTGTAGAATTGTATCACCCCTGCACCAGAGGGCTTGCTGGAGGTCCGACCGTACTGAGAACAGTATTGTTGGCAGATCCAGAGTAAAGAACTTGTGCTTTCTATACGGCACGTTTACCGTTTGGTAAGGAAAATTCCTTACCCAGTTATGACGACACTC